AACATTTTGGATGCCGTTTTTTGTGATGTTTTTGAAATGGAAAATGGCAAAATAAAAAAGCTTACCTCATATTTGATGTCTAGAAACGCAAGTTTAAAGTTTGAATAAGTATTTAACCGCAAGTTTCTCAACCAACAAACCCGACAGGTTTTAAAAACCTGTCGGGTTTAACATGTAAAATTTACAGTATTAGGTTCTACCCCAACCAACCATCACGATCTAAACTTCTATATTGAATAGCTTCTGCTATATGTTGCGAAACTACGCTTGGAGCATTGTCTAAATCAGCAATTGTTCTGGCCACTTTCAAAATCCTATCATAAGCTCGCGCAGAAAGATTGAGTCTTTCCATCGCTGTTTTCAGCAATTCTTTTGATTGTGTATCAAGCGCACAAAACTCCCTAATTAATTTACTACTCATTTGAGCATTGTAATGTATATTTTCAATTTCTTCGAATCGTTTTGTCTGAATTTCTCGCGCTGCGGTAACTCGTTTTCGAATTTCTACGCTGCTTTCGGCTTTTCGATCATCAGCTAATTTTTCGAAAGGAACTGGCGTGACTTCAATATGAATATCAATTCGGTCTAATAATGGTCCCGAAATTTTACTCATATAACGTTGCATTTCGTGTGGCGACGAAGTATTTGGCATACTTGGATCATTAAAAAAACCACTCGGACTTGGATTCATACTGGCCACCAACATAAACGATGAAGGATAAGTTACTGTAAACTTAGCTCTAGAAATAGTAACTTCTCTGTCTTCAAGTGGTTGGCGCATCACCTCCAAAACATCCCGTTTAAATTCTGGTAATTCATCCAAAAACAAAACTCCGTTGTGTGCCATCGAAATTTCGCCCGGTTGCGGATAACTTCCACCTCCAACAAGCGCAACATTAGAAATTGTATGATGCGGACTTCTAAATGGTCTTTGATTCATTAAGCCTACTTCTTTTAATTTTCCAGCAACGCTATGAATTTTAGTGGTTTCTAATGCTTCGCGCAAAGTCATTGGCGGCAAAATACTTGGAACTCTTTTTGCTAACATTGTTTTTCCTGCTCCGGGTGGACCAATCAAAATAAGAATGTGTTAAAGAAATACCACTTTTATATTATCTTTGTTCAATGGAAAAGAAGCACGCAATATTACTTGTAAGGGTCTCAACTAGTGTTCAAGACTATGAAGCTCAAATATATGATTTAAGACAATACGGAAATAAATTTGGTTATACTGATTTTCATATTATTGAAACCAAAGAAACGGCCTTCGCTGATTTTGACCAAAAGATTGGTACAAATGAAATGTTTCGTTTTATTGAAAGTAATCCGCACTACAATACAATTTTTATAACTGAACTTTCACGCCTTGCGAGACGACAAAGTATTTTGCATTCAATAAAAGAATTATTTATTAATTCCAGAATACAATTGTACATCAAAGATTCAGAATATAAACTATTAGATGAATCGGGCAACATTACCCAACAGGCCGAAACGATGTTTACTCTATTCGGTTTATTTGCCGAAGCTGAAATTAAACAAAAGTTAGAACGCTTTCAAAGAAAGAAAAAGGAACTCATGGAACTAGGCTTGTCCATTGGTGGTAAATTACTTTTTGGGTATGATAGATTTATGACCGACAATAAAAAGAATACACTGGTTGTAAATGAAGAACAAGCGTTAATTATACGAACCGTTTTCAATTGGTACATCAATGGTTTAGATGAAGTAAAAAGTCCATCAGTGAAAAGAATTTCAATTGAATGTATTAAGCGTGGCTTCCACCCCTATACCCACAGTAAACGGAACTTAAATAAGTTACTTAAAGAAGAAGCTTACACTGGTGAAAAGATTACCAATAATAAGCGTAAGAATCCAAAGTATAAATTGGTTCCAAACGAACCTGAATATTTAATCTCGAATAATAAAATTAAGTATCCTGTTATAATTGAAAGTGAAACTTATAATTCGGTACAGGAAAAACTTAAATCGAATATCACTAAAGGCGATAAAGAGACTAAACATATAACAATACTTTCAAAATTAATTAACTGCCCTTCATGTGGCCGTAAATTATCGGCAAATTACAGAAGTACAACTGGTGCAAGTAAAAATAGTTACAGGTGTACCAGCAGGACTGATACACAACCTTGCGGTAGTTCTAAAAGTTTGTCAATGAATTTAATTGACAGTGCAGTTTGGGGATTGATTAAAGCAGATTTACCAACACTATCTAAAAGGATTAATGAAATAAATCCAGACCAATACTTACTGCAATTAGATTCGCATCTGGGCAATTTTATTGAAAGAGAAAAAGAAATAGAAAATGAAATTCAGGAAAATGTACAAGTTGTAGATTCAATGGGTAAAATGCGTAATGTAAACGTTATTGAATTGGTTCAAAAGTCAGCAAAGAAAATTGAAAAACTTGAAACTGAACTTGATAAAATTGCGCAAGAGAAAGCAAGAATTGCATCAAATAAATTGCTGATTCAAGATAAGCAAGAAAATGTTGAATCAGTGATAAAGGACAATCTTTCAACCATTGAAAATTCAAAAGAATTATTGAAGAAATACATAAACAGTTTTGTTGACCAGATAAATATTCTGGAACATAATGTGAGTTATACTGTATTAGAAATTGTTCTAAATGATTTCACCGTGTCGCAAGATTACACGGAATATTTTGGTGATACGTTGCCGATTCAATTGGAGTTGGATTACATTGTAATAGATAAGCGTGTAACACGAGATATAAAATTAGCATATATGAAATCACAAAGTCCAAGTACAGATTTTACACGCTTTACCAAATTAACTTTTGAACAGATTATTCCACAGGTTAAAAAAGAAATGAATACAAATGATTATGATTTGTCCCTTCCAATACAATACTCCAAATTATTATTTTAAATTGCTATATTTAAATCAAAAAAATAGATGGATATTCTTATCAATATTGTCATAGCATTTGTTTGTGGTCTAGTTCCTACTTTACTAACACTTTACTTGAATGAAAGGGTAAAATTGAGTGTAAAAAATTCTTTTGACGAGAAGTTAGAAGTTCTTAAAAAAGAACACTCAAAAGAAATATCTCAGTTTCAATCAGAGCTAAATCATCTTAAATCCAAGGAGAATTTTAAGTTTACCAAGTTGCACGAAATTCGACTTAAAGTTCTTGCTCGAACTCATCATATCTTAAATGATAATATGCAGTTACTGCAAGATTTTATATCACCTACTAAAATTATTCCTGAAGGTAAAACTGTTGAAATGTATGAAAAGGAATTTAGTTTGAGATATAAGGAGAAACATAATAAATTTATAAGGTACTTCAATCACTATGCTATTTATTTTTCTGAGGATTTGGAAAAATTAATACGAGAATATGTTGCTTCGTCTGCTAAAGTTTTTGACATATATGACAGAAAGGTGCATTTCCCAAAAAGTGATGACCAAATTTTACAGGAAGCTTACAGTGTTTATAGTAAAATGCCTCTTGAAATCTATCCTTTGAAAAAACAAATTGAAACTAAATTTCGTGAGTTATTAGGTGAATAAAATTTTCTAAACATACTATTATGACTTACCCAGAATTCATATACCAAATACTAGGTTTTGTTGGTTTACCAGCATTATTCACACTGTATTTAACTGAAAGAGTTAAAGGCAACATTAAAAACACATACGACCGAAAGCTCGAAGAAATTAAAAAAGAAAACACAAAAGAAATTGAAGAAGTTAAAAAGCAACATTCGATAGAGATTTCTCGATTTCAAGCTGATATAAATCAATTAAAGTCCAGAGAGAATTTTAAGTTTACAAAACTGCACGAAAAGCGATTTGATGGTTTAGCGGAAATTTACAGTTATCTGTCACAATTAATGGAACTTTTACATATATACAGTGTATACGTAAAGAATCAAAAAAATAGCGATGTAGACAGTATTGAAATTGCTAACGCTCAAAATAGTTTTATAAATACCTACGCTGATTCAACAAAATATATATCTCGAAATATGTTATTTTTTGATGACAAAACTGAAGTAATGCTTATAAATTATATGATACATTGTAGAGACTTTTTTAATACATATGACCAGTATAAGCATATGCAAGAAATCAATAAAGAAGATAACTTAGGTTTCACATTTAACTTTGACTCTGAATATCAAAAATTGGAAAAATTGATATTTCCTCTTAAAAAAGAAATTGAGAAAGAGTTTCGTAAATTTTTAGGAGAATAATAATTATCATTCTCTTAGTCCTAATTGTTTTTTAAATACTGTTTCACGATACTCTACATATCCTTTATTCTCACTGCCTAGATTTATAACTTCTACCAATCTGGCAGTCATCCGATTCACAAGCTCAAAGACCTTTTCTGTAGTTGGCAAAATTTCTGGAAATTCATCTTCTTTTACTTTTAAATCTCTAGATTTTAAGACATTTATTATAGCTTCAAATAATTGAGAGTAACCAATTATTTGAAACTTAATTTCTCCAGTTAAATAAGCATTAGCAAGTACATTCAATCGTATAGTTAAAGTAAATAAGTCTTCAATTTCAACCTTTCCATTCGTTTTTAGTATTGCTCTTCTAAAATTTTCATTAATTGCCTTTCTAGTTTCTTCTGGTATTTCAGTGCTTAAACTTTTTTCAAAAAGAATATACGCATCATATAAATGACCATATTCTACTGAAAGAAGCACTACTAATTCATAAATTTCTTCAAATTTTCCGACCAAGATTTGTTTACGATTATCTTCGGTGGTTCTTTTAATTGCTTTTCTGGCATAAATTAAAGCGCCAATAGCAGCAAAAGCCGCTATTGCGCCACTATATTTGTTGACCAGTTCGAATATGTCAATTATTCCCATTTTAGGTATTTAATTACTTGTTTTCTTTAACGAAATTTTGAAATTCTAATGTTATACTTTGTCTGCTTTTGCTTCCTGACTTTTTAATTTCCTGATAAACTATAGCATCTAATCCATACTTTATAAGGTTCTGTAATTCAATAGGTGTTTTTAAATGAACTCTGAAAATTGGAATATATGCTTCAGATAATTTCCTTATGAGATATTCAATTTGATTTAAGCTTAAAATATTATTCTCTTTTAATCTTTCAATTGCACCAGTTTGACCAACATTGAATTCACTGAAATAGTAATCAAATATTGCTTGAATATTTTCTTCTGTTTTTGGATATATGTTTTCACTTTTTTTTGGTAACATAAAATTATTGATTTAAATATTACTTATTTCGTCATCATCCCAGTAAATTCTTTCATCATCAAATTTAGTTGCGGTTCTTAATACATTAACAGAGATTGGACTTTCATCTAACTTTGGGTTGTCATAAAAAGTTTCTAATACAATACCTTCTATCAATTTTAACGGCATCAGTTTTTTAATGGATTGCGGTATGATAGCTAAATTTTCAGACTCATGCTTTACGGCAATGGAGGGATATAGAATACCATCATAATGCGCTATTGGTTCTTCGATATCTGGCAATGGTTCAAAATCATTTTTTAGGATTATATCTGCGAAGTAAGCACTAAACAAATATTCATATTTTTTTTCACTATTAACGGGAATAATTTTTAAAAATTCGGAACTTAAAAATTCTAAATGTAAGCCTAAAATTTCAGCAAAATAAGGGTTTTGATTTTCCATTTTTTGTTGAAAAGATGTCGTAGATAATTTTAATCCTTCATTGTCTACTGTTTTATCATTTGTTAGTAAATACGCTATGAAATCATGCTTATCTTCTTTATACCATTCAGCAATAATAATTCTTTGACCAACTTTTGGTTTTACTTCTAAAATTGCTACACTTGGAATGAAAGCACAATAAAAAATTGTTGAATCAGGGGTGTTTGCTCTGTTGTAAACTCCATTTTTTTTATTTACCTCTAATGGTGGATTTTTTATGAAACCTAAATCTCTAACTTTTCCATCTTCTAAAAAAATATCTATTACAGTCGTAACTCTATACAAATAATTAAAATATAATTTGCGCTGTGTTATGAGTTCCATATAAAAAACCGATTTAATAAACCGAATTAATTCTGCTAAATCACCTTCTTCAATTTCAGATAAATTAATTGATTTTAAATAAGCAAATGCTTCTTTATAGTATTCAATACAAACTTTTAAAATTTCTTCTTCTTCAACAGTGATTATTTGATTAGTTGAAATTTTCATCAAAATTTGTTGCTCTTCAGATAATTTGGTTTTATAGTTTCTACAATCTGGCTGTTTAGGAAAATTGAATTTCATTCATTAAATATTAGGTTTTAAATATATACAAAAAAAGCTACTTAATTCTAAGTAGCTAAATTTTTATTCATCATCTAATATTTCATTTGACGTTATAATGAAGTCATCAATTGCTTCAAAAAATTCTAATTGATTCTTTTTGTATCGTTCAATTTGAATCATGATTAGTTTCAATATTTCGTCTTCTGGCGTTAATTCTTTTTCTTCCATTTATTTTAGAGATATCACATTTTTGTTATCAATTGGAATCTTTACAAATTCCTTATTTATCAGTTCAGTATTTCCCATTGTCGTTGCTTGCGTTGGACATACAAATGTTTCATAACCGCCAGTTTTTAGTTTCTCAAAAAACACTTTATTATCTGCAAAGAATACGAACAACATCGGTTCATATTCTGTTTGGTTTGTGGATGCATGAATTGCATCCAATTTAAATGATTCAATTATTGTGGTTGGATACTGGTCACTTTTCGTTTTTCTATTTTTTACTTCAAATGCAACTTTATTACCAGTGCTTCCAGTAAAATAACCATCAATGTTATCAAATGTATTCGCCTCTGTGAATTCATAATGTTGAACGTTGAATTGTTTAAATAAAGCAATCATATTATCACGTTCGGCTTTTTCTGCTCTTTCAAATTTTGTCATATTTTTTTGTTTATTATAAATATGTCTGAAATTCCAAAAGTTCAAATTATTTTTCGAAATCATGAAAAATATTTTAGTAGGCCATTCGTTCTTCCAATTCTTGCAATGTTGATATCTGGCCATTATCAATTTCATCTTGGATTAATGCCCTTTGAATGTATTTGATATTTGCGTGGTTCAAAATTTCTGATAGATAATCTGAGTCAATAGAATCAAGTTCCACTTCATCTTTCTGATTAATTTTTTCAATTAATTCATCTGCATATACAGCAGCTGATTCTTTCATCATCGCCAAGAATAAATCATCTTCGCTTAATTCAATAACGTCTATTTTAGGCTCTGAATTCAACTCTACAATACTATTGTTGTTTTGCTTATTTCCGTTGTTTAAATCAACTGTATAATCCTTAAAATTGTTCCAATATCTTTTTATGGTCACAATACTTTTACCAGATTTTGTTGCCACTTTTTTCTGGGTAATCTTACCATCTGTTTCAAAATCCCAATTTTCAATTACTTCGTAAATTTCTTTTTCTGTTTGACCACGTTTTATTTTTCCCATTTCTTGGCCTGATATTTTTTGTTTTTCTTTTTTATCCATTTTAATATTTGGATTGAATAATAATCTTCTTTCTTTATTTAAGTATGGTTGAAGTGTTTGTTCTTCTCGCTTTTTTATAACACTTCCAATAATTCCTTTTAACTCACCTTCATTTAGTGGTGGGTGAATGTTTTTATTAATCACATTTGCGCATGCTCTTAGAAATGGTTCTCCTTTTGATTCATTTAGCAGTGCATATTGTGATAAGATGAAGAACATTGTTGAATTGCGATTTCCTTCTTCAATTGACCGTGGAATGAATGGTGAACATATTTTTTCTTTATTCTCAGTAAACACAACGTAAGGTGTATCATCATTGAAATATTCATCAATGTTATTGAATCTTAATTTATCAGTATCCTTATTGAAAAAGGTATCATCTAGTAGTATACATCTTTCTCTCTTTTCCTTAATACTACTAGATGATACCTTTTTTGAAACCTGATAAGTTAAACTACTTTCGTTGTAATATAAATTTGGGTCGTATGATAAAACTGTTTGTTGCGTAGCTTTCTTAGCACCAATATCAGTAGTGATACCAAGTAATTCTGAAACTTCATTGTAAGTGTTTGAGAAGTTTTCTAAAGTAAGACCTTCAACCTTAACCAAGATTCCAAATCCTGTTTCAGAGATTGATTTCCAACTCGCCATAACGTATTCGTTTGTGGTAATTGTGGTCTGAGCATCGACATCAATATAAATTAAACCAGTACTGGCTTTTATGTTATTATTGGTCGCCTTTTGATTGAAGTTAAAATTGAAACGATATGTTGGTAGTTTCGAGATTTTAATGTCATCAAATAAGTTGTTGGCTTTGCCAATTTGACGTAGTGAGTGAATTGTTTGAAGGTTTGAATCACCTTCTTTGATTGTTTTTAATATATCATGAATTGGTAACGATGATATTACGTTTGAGTTTTTTCCATTCTGGAATTTGTTGATTAACATTGTTCATATTGTATTCTGTTTTTCGTTAGATTCTGTTTTTTGATGGGTAACAGAACCAGCAGTAGATGGCCGTCTATTTATCTGCTGGAAACCCAAATTTTTAAAAGTTTATTCTTTTGTCTTTATATAAATATCTGCCTTTTTTAAAAAGAAGTAAATATTTTAAAAATAAATTCTTTGATTTATTTTTTTAGGCCTCGGTGTGACCTAAATTTTAATTAATGGCTAACAGTAATTGGTTGTTTGTACTGTTATTACAAAGATACTTCTCAATGCAGTTTCAACCCAACCGCTTAAAGTCACTTTTTTTGATATTCTTTTAAAAAAGGTATCATTTAGTAGTATACACCCTTCTCTCTTTCCCTTAATACTACTAGATGATACCTTTTTTGTTTCTTCTTAATACAAATAGATTGCACGTTTTTTTCCTTATTATCAATAAACAATACCTTTTTAAAGACTTTACAAAATCCAATAGTTGTAGTAGAGTTCTATCATGAACCAAATACAACAATTTCAATCAAATTATGGCCTAATTGCCGATGGTATTATAGGCAAAAAGACACTTTTAAAACTCAAAGAAGTGTTGAAAATACAGACCAATGAAGATTTATCACATTTCATCGGCCAAATTGCTCACGAAACTGGCGATTTCAATTCGGATACTGAAAATCTCAATTATTCAGCAAAAGGATTGATAACAACCTTCAAGAAATACTTTCCAACATTAGATTCAACAAAAGACTACGCTAATCAACCACAAAAGATTGCGAATAGAGTTTACGCTAACAGAATGGGTAACAGTGACGAAAATTCTGGCGATGGTTTCAATTATCGTGGCCGTGGCGCATTACAATTAACTGGTAAGGCTAACTACAAGTTATTCTCAGATTATGTTGGAGAAGATTGTGTAAAAAGTCCGGGATTAGTTTCAACAAAATACTTCTTCGAATCAGCCAAATTTTTCTTCGACAATAACAAATTATGGAACTTAACAAAAACAGTTAATGACGCTTCAATTATAACTGTTTCAAAAAGGGTAAATGGCGGCACAAATGGCCTTCAAGATAGAATTTCTAAAACAAAAGATTTCTATCGATTGCTTCAATAATCCCTAACAATAATTAGGTACTACTTTACAAGCAACCATTGTGTAAGTACTATTCAGTTATGATAGGAACAATTTACATAAATGGTGTAATAGGCGAAGACACAACATTGCTTGATGTCATTAAGCAAGTAAAAGCACAATCAACAGCGGAATCATTTTTAGTTAAAATTGATTCTCAAGGTGGATACGTTGATGCTGGAAATGACATATACAATTACTTAAAAAACTTATCTCAATCAATCACAACATATACAACACGTGCATTCTCAATTGCAAGTGTAATTTTTATGTCAGGTGATAACAGAATTATTCCAGATGGTGCTGAAAATGCATTGATGATTCATTTGCCTTGGTTAGAAGCAGCTGGCGATTACTCAACTCTAAATGAATATCTGGGAGAGCTAAAAGCAACAGAAGATAAACTTGTGAAATTCTATGCTGAAGCACTTGATTTGGATAGGGACACGATTCACTCATTACTTAAAAGTGAAACATATTTAAGCGCAACACAAGCGATAGAATTAGGCTTTGCAACACAACTTCAAGTTGCACCGAAAGCGGTAGCCATATTACACAATAACAAAGAAGAAAAAGAAGAAAGTTTAATGAATAAACTAAACAAAAAAATTGATGCCTTAATGAATCTGGTATCGAAAAAAATTAAAGCTGAATTAGTTCTTCAAGATGCAACAGGTGTTGAACTTGTTTTTCCTGATTTAGATGCTACAGAAGTACCAGCAGTTGATGCAAAAATTGTTGTTGATAACAAACCAGCGGAAGGTGAATTTATCATGCCTGATGGGTCGACAATCATTGCTTCAAATGGCGAAGTAAAAGAAATCAAGACTGCCGAAGAAGAAGTTTCAGCTGATGAACCAGAAATTGAGGAACCATTGGCAAAAGCTGAGATTATCAAAGAAGTTGCTAAGTGGGAAATGGATGTTATTAATACATCTTTTGAAATTGGTGAAATACTTAAATACACTTATGAAGAAGTTGAATATAGCTGTGGAGCGGGTGAATATGAACTTGCTGATGGTAGTAGAATAATCGCTGATGCTGACGGTAAGATTGTAGAGGTTAAGCCAGCAGTTGCAGAACCAGAAACGGATGAAGCATCAATTGACGAACCAGTTGAAAGTAACAATGAAGACATTGAAAAATTACTAGGAATTATTGAAGTAATGGCTCAAAAGAATGTTGAATTGGAAACCAAATTCCAAGCATTAGCCAAAAATATCGGTTCAGATTTCAATCCAACAAACACAAAAGAAAACAAAACAAACGTGAAAGCATCTACTGAAAATACCAGCCGTGCCTTTCAAATATTAACCTCAAAAATAAAATAACATAAGAAAAAAACAAAAAATAAAAAATGGCATATAATGTAAGTCAATTGGCTAATTACACGGAAGAACAAAACTTTCCAATTTTAAAAGCTTCAATCTTAGGAGCAAAAACAGCCTCTTTATTCCAATTGCAGACAGGAATTAAATCAAGTTCTGCCATCAACTTAATGGATGTTGATGTTGTATTACAAAACAATTCAGTTGGTAGTGATGTTGCTGGTGGTGGTGATGTGAAATTTTCACAAAGGATGCTTAGTGTAGCACCAATTGCTGTTCGTGAATTCTTCGACCCAAAAGTATTAAACCAAAAATTTATCCAATCTCAAATGAAAGCTGGTTCAGCTGATGATGAAATTGTATTTGAAAAAGAAATTGTTGATGCTGTAACTGATAAAGTTGCCGCTAAAATGGAGAATGCTTTATGGAAAGGTGATACAACCTTAACCTCAAATTCTGATTTAAAACACTTTGACGGTTATTTAAAATTAATCAATTCTGCTACTGGTGTAACAGCAACTTCAGCTGCAACATTTACAGCTGCAAATGCTATCGCAAGCATTGATGCCTTATACACTGCAATTCCAGTTGAAGTATTAGATGCTGAAGATATGGCAATCTATATGGGTAGAGATTACTTCAGAACTTATACAACTGCATTAAAAACTGCAAACTTATTCCACTACAATGCTGATTCGACTGATGGAGAAATTACAATTCCTGGAACACAAATTAAAATCATTGCTTTAAATGGGTTAAACGGGTCAAAAGCAGTTGTTGCTGGTAGAAAATCAAACTTCTGGATTGGAACTGATTTAGATGGTGAAGAAGATAGTGCTTCAACTGTTTACATCGATGCAATCGAGAAAGTAAAAATGAAAATCGCTTTCAAATACGGTGCTCAAATCGCATTCCCATCTGAAGTAACAGTATTAAAAGTAACTGCATAATTAGGAAAAATATAACATGAAGAAATGGGTGCTTTAGATAAGCACCCAAATCTTTAATAATAACATAAAAAGAAAAAAAGATGAAATAAAATATGTCTTGTATAAATAAAGTAACTGCTAATATTGCTTATGACTGTTCAACTAGTAACAGAGCAAAGGGTGGTTTAGAATCAAAAGCTGTTCTTATCAACACAATTGATATCGATAGAACTGCTTTAACGCAAAGTGGTGGAACTGTTACCAACTTAACATTAAAATCTGGTTCTACAGGTTTTGAAATTGGATTTATTAAACAATTAGGAAATACAGCTGCTGAATTTACAATTAATGATGGTCTTGATTCTTTCAAACAATCATTTGCTTGTAGAGTTTTCGGTCAATCATCTGCTGATGCTGAAAGAATAAAAGAACTTTCGCAAGGTGAATTTGTGATGGTTGTTGAAACGAAATTCAAAGGAACAAATAACGTTGATGCTTATAAGGTTTTTGGTATAGATAACGGATTAAAAATGTCGGAAGGAACTTTTTCAAGTATTGAAAATGATGGTTCTTTCGTATTCAAATTATCAAGTGTCGATGGATTCGGTGAAGAGTACGCTTATAAAACTTATTTAGAAGGTACTTATGCCGCTACTAAAGCCAAATTTGAAGGTTTGTTTAGCTAATAAACTGCTTTACAAAAACTAATAACAATAGTATAATTAAAGGTAGATAGTCATAAAAGCTATCTGCCTTTTTTATTATAAAATAATGAAATATGAATAGAGATAGATTAAAAGAATTATTAGAAATACCATTATCTGAACTTGAAGATGACAAAGAATTGAAACTTGAAGTCGTTGAATACTATCAGCGTATTTATGATAAAAAACCTTGTACAAGTTGTAAAAATAAATTCCCTCAATACTATAAAGAATTACTTGAAAATGGTCTTGAACTCTTAACCGAAAAGGAAAGCAATTTCAAATTAAGAACTGATTTAGGTGTAAGTAAGATAACTTTTGACAATGGCCAATTTATTAGCCAAACTCATGCCGATGATGATGTTTGTCTTGGATTCTTAGAAGCAAATCCAAAGAGAATTACAATGTTTGAAAAGTATCCTGAAAACTGGATGGAATTAATAACGCAAATTGAAACTGACAATGAATAGTGAAAATAAAATTAGTAGATGTTGATAACAGATTATCAATAAAATATAGTAAGCAAGATGATGTATATGCTTGGGGTGCTGATAATGCTTATCCTTCTTTGGTTAAAACCCTTGTCAATTCCTCAGTAACTGCAAAGCAATGCGTGGATTTAAATAGTAAATATATTTATGGAAAAGGTTTTGAATTTACTCAAAATGTCACCAATAAAAATAGTTTAATTGTAAACAGACGAGGCCTAAACATTAATCAATTACTAAGAATAGTTTCACGTGAGTTTTCAGAACAAAATAATGTGTTTTTACACGTTAACTACAATGCTTTATACGAAGTAACTAGTGTTGATTTACTATCATCTGAAGATTTAAGAATCGGAAGAGCTGATTCAACTGGTTATTCAGGGAAATTCGTCGATTACGATAATTGGGATAAATCAAAAAGCAAAAAGATTGAAAAGAAAGATTTCAATATCATCGATAGATATAACGCTTTACCTGCAATTATCGAAGCACAAGTTCAAGCCGCTGGGGGTTGGAATAAATACAAAGGGCAAATACTTCATATAACAGCCGACTTTAATGAATTGTATTCCTTATCAGATGTTGATTCAGTTTTATATGATGCTGATTCAGAGTATCAAGCTTCTGTGTTTAAAAATTCAGGATTGAGAAAAGGTTTTTTCGGAGCGAAATTATTTGTTACCAAACCATTTACGGATGATATGGAAAGAAGAGACTTTGAAAAAACTATTAACGACTTAAAAGGTTCTGAAAATTCATCAGGTGTTTTATTACTTGAATCAAATGAAGCTTCTGATACACTTTCTGAGCAATTTGTTATTCAAAATATTGATTCAAATATTGATGATAAGCAATTTGAATCAAGTGAACAATCTTCTGCAAGAAATATTAGAAAAGCTTTTGGCGTGCCATCAATCTTAATTGAAGATGGTGATAATTCAATATTCGGCCAGTCTGGTGAACTATTGAAAGAGGCAAAAAAAACACATTGGGAAAACAAAGAAGAAGAAAGAAGCATCATTACAGATGCATTTGAATTATTGTTTTCAAATTTTCATGCTACAATAAATCCAACCAACAATTGGAAAATAACACCAATTATTCAAACAATCCAATCAACAAATGAATAAACTATTAACACCAGAACAAATACAAACCTTTAAAGATATTGGTGAAAAAATTGATGCTAAAAAGATTAATCCAATTATTGAGCAAGCACAAACAGTTGAACTTAAAACAACACTTGGTGACCGCTTTTATTTTGATGTTTTAGCGAATAAAGACAATGCAGATTATGCACCACTATTTAGCGGTTGTTCATTCACATACTTTGATATAAACTATTATCAAGATGGATTGAATTCATTATTGGCCGATTACTTTATGTCAAAATATGTTCTTCAAATAAATACAAATTTCACACCTTTTGGTGCAACAATAAAGTTGGGTGCAAATGGTGAACCTGCTGATAGAAATTCACTTAAAGATATTTCAACACAACAATTACAATTAGCTGGCTCACGCTGGGAAATAATTCGCTTATACCTAAACGCAAACCCAACCTTATTTCCTAATTGGAAAAATAACATATACGGTTCTGAATCAGCACCAGCTGGTGATAGAACATTTAGATTTCGCAAAATATAAATGCAAGTAATTCAAAATATTAATTCTACAAGTTTCACTTTAAATGGATTAAAATATGTAAAAAACTTTATCGTAATTAAGCAAGGTAATACGAATATTGCCATACATAATTACTTTGATACAAATTTTCAATTAATGCCTAGCACACCATATAATCAAGTGCAGGTAAACGGCAGTATTTATACAAGTCAAAGTCAATTAATGTCTGTATTAGCACCTCTATTATTTACAAAAGATGGCGGTTCAGGTGGCGGTGATGTCGAATCTGTTAATGGAAAAACTGGTGTTGTAATATTGACTAAAGCTGATTTAGGATTATCAAATGTGGATAATACGTCTGATGCTGATAAACCTGTTTCAACTGCTCAACAAGATGCAATCGCTAATAGTCGTGTTTTTGTTAATGGAACATCTTCATCTTCAATCAAATCAAAATATTCAAATAATGTAGCTTCTGGGGATTTCTCATTTGCTGTTGGTTTCGAAACGGAAGCTCAAGGTAATACTTCATTGGCGCAAGGTTTCAAAGCTAAAGCCATTGGTGATAACTCAGTTGCTTTAGGGACAAATGTAATAGCTCAAGGTTATCAATCAACAGCTTTAGGGGTTGATTCTATTGCATCAGGTTTCGGTTCAACTGCTTTAGGTTCTGGTTCAACCGCTAATGGTTATATTGCCTTAGCTGGTGGTTTCGGTAACAGAGCAACAGGTACAACTGCTGTTGCATTGGGTGAGAAAAATATTGCTGGTAACTATGCATTTGCGGCCAATGCACAAAATATTGCTACGGGAGATTTCTCGCTGGCTTTGGGTTACCAATCAAAAGCTATTGGTCTTCACTCAAAGGCTATAGGTCAACAAGCTACGGCTACTGGTTTAAATGCTTTAGCGACAGGATACTTAACACTAGCTTCAGGCGAGAATGCCTACGCAGAAGGTGAGGAAACTAAAGCTATTGGTGAAAACTCACACGCTGAGGGTTTTTTATCTCAAGCTAGTGAATTCGCATCGCACGCAGAAGGCCAAAATACAAGAGCATCTGCTAAATATGCGCACGCAGAAGGTTATCAATCAGAAGCAATGGGTTTGGCGTCACACGCTGAGGGTTATTCTATTGCTTCTGGAAACTATTCTCACTCTCAAGGTTACCAATCGGTTGCTAACGGATTATACGCTCACGCTGGTGGTTTTAATAGTAACGCAATTGGAACTTATTCATTTGCTCACGGTGATAGAGTAAACGCTACATCACCAAGTACTCTTGCAATGGGTTCAAATACTGTTGCTAGTAATTTTGAGGCTGTTGCGTTAGGTAATTTAACTGTAGCTTCAGGTTCAACTGCTGTTGCTACAGGTAATGGTGCAATTGCTGGTGGATTTGTTTCAAATGCTCAAGGTTTTAATACATATGCACAAGGTAATTATTCTCACGCTGAAGGTAATTCAACAAGAGCTACAGGTGAAAACTCACACGCTCAAGGTATAAATACTATTGCTGGCGGTTCTTCATCACACGCTCAAGGTGATGGAACTTATTCTATTGGACAAGCTTCGCACGCTGAAGGTTTTGGTACATCTGCTACAACTTATGTTGCTCACGCAGAAGGCCACTATACTCAAGCTTTAGGGTATGGTTCACACGCACAAGGTGCTTTAACAATCGCTAGCGGTGAAACATCAAATGCACAAGGTAATTCAACTAAAGCTATGGGTGAAGCCTCTCACGCTGAAGGTTGGTATACAACTGCCAATGGTTCTTGGTCTCACGTTGAAGGTCGTTCAGGTGTTGCCAATGCAATCGGTTCTCACGTAGAAGGTTTATCAGGTTCAACAGCAATTGCAGCAATTTATTCGCACGTTGAAGGTATTGGTTCTAAAACCGCTGGAGAATATGCCCATGCTGAAGGTTATTTCACAGAAGCTAATGGAAATTATTCACACTCAGAAGGTGCTGGAACACGAGCATATGGCCAACAATCTCACGCTGAAGGAGTTTCATCTATTGCTAGTGGAACAAGTTCACACGCTGAAGGCGCATTTACTAACGCTATTGGTAATTATAGCCACGCAGAGGGTAACTCAACTGAAGCACAAGGATTAGGTTCACATAGTGAAGGTGGTCTAACTGTTGCCATAGGCCAATATTCGCACGCTGAAGGTTATTCATCTGAAGCGAATGGACAGTACTCTCACGCAGAAGGTTTCGATACATCTGCTTTTGGTGTATACTCTCATTCTCAAGGTAAAAATACAACGGCAAATGGTTATGCATCACACGCAGGTGGTGTTGAAAGTGTCGCTTGGGGTGCAGCTTCTTTCGTTCACGGTTCAGGTTCAACTGCAAATAACGACCACGTTATTGTTTTAGGTCGTGGTATAACAGGAAATACAGCCGATACAACATTTATTGACCAATTAAATATTAAAAGAGTTGGAACAGGTGTTGTTGTAAATAATTTGGGGATTGATTCAACTGGTAAAGTTATCATTGGCTCAGCTGGTTCTGGTGGAACTGGAACAAACTATTGGACAGCATCAACTGGTTCAAATTCATATGTTACAGTAAATTCAAATTCTATTGCTTCTGGTGATTACTCAATTGCTACAGGTCAAGGTTCAAAAGCAACAGGGTATACTTCAAACGCATCAGGCTTTGAAACTGTTGCAGGTGGTAATCAATCTCACGCTGAAGGTTCAACTACAAAAGCTTTGGGTAATAACTCACACGCTGAAGGTGGTGGAACGCTTGCATCTGGAAGTGAATCTCACGCTGAAGGGATAAATACAGTTGCTACTGGTAACCAATCTCACGCAGAAGGTTATGGAACATCTGCAACTACACAATCGGCTCACGCTGAAGGTCACTATACCAAAGCAGGTGGTTCTTATTCACACGCTGAAGGCTACGGTTCACAGGCTCTTGGTTTCTATTCTCACGCACAAGGTGTCAATACGATTGCTTTAGGTGAAGCATCCTTTGCAAGTGGTAGAGAATCACAAGCATCAGGTACTTTTTCATTCGTTCACGGTAATGGTTCAACTGCTGTTGGTGTTAATTCAACTGTATTAGGTGCAAATATTATTGGAAGTTTTGATAATACAACACACGTTGATGGATTGTATATCAAAACAATAGCTGGAGGTACACCATTATTCAACTTAGGTTTAGACGGTAATGGTTTAGTTGTAACTGGTACAACTGGCGGTGGCACATCTTATTGGTCAGCTTCTACTGGAACGAATGCATATGTACCTAGTGAGTCAAATTCTGTTGCTTCTGGGAATTATTCAATTGCCGAAGGTTTTGAAAATATTGCTAGTGGTTATTCATCACACGCTGAGGGTTCAGGAACTACGGCAGGTGGTGACGTTTCACACGCTGAGGGAAATCAAACAAAGGCCTTAGCTGATTATAGCCACGCTGAAGGTGCATATACATTAGCAAGTGGTTATACATCACACGCAGAAGGCTTGGGAACAATTGCAGGTGGTTCGTATTCACACGCTGGTGGTATTTCATCAAAAGCCTTTGGTGGTAATTCATTTGCACACGGTGATTCTGTAATTGCAAATGGAAATAATTCAGTCGCATTTGGTAGTTCATCAGAAGCAAATAATACAAATACAATTGTCCTTGGTGCTAACATTATTGGAAACAATTCTGATACAACTTATGTTGATAGACTAAACGTAAAACGTTTGGTTACTGGAACGGCAATAAATAATTTAGGTATTGATACTTCTGGTAATATCGTAATTGGAACAAGTGGTTCAACTGGTAATTCATTTTGGGAAGCTGGAAGCGGTGCAAATTCAGTAAAAGTTATTGGTGCGAGTACACAAGCAAATGGAATGTTTTCTGTTGCCGTTGGTACTTCAAGCAGAGCAAATGGATATGCATCTTTAGCAGAAGGATATAACACAAGAGCTAATAGTGATTTTTCACACGCAGAAGGTGCTAGTACAGTTGCTTCGGGACAATCAGCACACGCAGAAGGTAATTCAACTGTTGCTGGTGGTGTTGGAACTCACTCTGAAGGTGTTCAATCTTATGCTAAAGGACAATCAGCTCACGCTGAGGGTACTCAAACTGTAGCAACTGGTGATTACAGCCACGCAGAAGGTTTGGTATCGGTAGCGTCAGGAGCATCTGCTCACGCTGAAGGAGCACATACAATTGCTGGTGGTGACGCTTCACATTCAGAAGGTGCTTTTACTAGGGCATTTGGTCAATATTCGCACGCTGGCGGTTATGTATCAATAGCCAACGGATATTCTTCTTTTGTTCACGGTACTGGTTCTACTGCTAATGGTAATTTTTCAATTGTATTAGGTCAAAATATTACTGGTAACACAGATAACACAACTTACGTTGATAGGTTAAATGTGAAACGTTTAACATCTGGTACAGCTGTAAATAATTTAGGTATTGATGCTAGTGGTAATATTGTTTTTGGGATAAGTGGTTCAACTGGTGGTTCTGGAATTTCAAATAGTTCAGTTATTGGTGTGTTACCAATTACAAGTGATTTATCTGGGAACTTATCTGGAAGTAATATTTCTGTAACAGCTGATAAAACTGTTGTGATAGGGCATTTAATTGAAGAACGAATTATTCTTGACCAAGGATTTGAAACTGGTACTATTTCACCATTAGCTTCAACTGGAGTTAACCCTTGGTTTATACAATCTGCATTTACTTATAATGGAAATTATGCTTTAAGAAGTGGTGCTATACCTGATAATGGTCAAACTGATGCAACATATACGATTACACCAGCAGAGAACTGTTATTTTACATTTAAATACTTTGTTCAATCTGAGAGTAATTATGATTTTTTCAGATTCATTGTGAATGGTAGCGAAGAGTTTAGACGTTCGGGATATAATGGCTGGGATGACTACACTTATTATTTCACTGCTGGTCAAACTTACGAAGTAGTATTCAGATATACAAAAGATAGTGGTGGTGTTTCATTTGAAGATTGCGTATTCATAGATGATTTAAAGGTTACCCAACCCGAAATTTATAATGGTGATGACATCAAGGCTAAAAAACTAATGGCTCAGGCAATTAATATTAAAGACGAAAATGAATATCAGACAATAGAAACTACAGCTGGTGGAGGTTTACAAATTGTTAGAAATAGTAATGATTCAGTTGAAGCGTTATATGTACGTGGAGCTAATGCTGGTGTTTATATAAGTTCTAATGGAACAGCATTAAGAACACAAAGTAATGGTAATTACGGTATTGATTTAAATTTATCTAACTATGTATTCGGTGGTCAAAGAGGTTTAAGAATACAATCACAAGCTCAATCTTCAGATTCATTTGCACAAGAGATTAGACACACAAGTGCTGGTAATGGTTTGATAATTAATAACACATTAGCTGGGACTGGTATTCCTTTCCAAATTACTAAAGGTGATGTGATGAAAGCGAGAATACTTGATAATGGAATTATTGAAGGTACTTCTTTGGTGACAACCCAAGAAGCACCAACACAAGGTGTAACTTCTGGTACAACAGGTCAAATAATAGCAACATCAGATTACATATATGTATGTGCTGGTGGTACGATTTGGACAAGAGCAGCTCTATCAAGCTGGTAAAATAACATAATATTCAACCTATGAGTGAATAAAATTAATGATTAAAAAATTGAAAATAATAACAATATGCGTTTCGATTATCGGAACGTTTTTAACCCCAATCGCTGGCTTACTTTGGTTGATGATGCTTTTTGTCTTGCTTGATACAGCTTTTGGAATATATGCCAGCATTAAATTAGAAGGATTAAAATCTTTCAAATCTCATAAACTTTTCAATATCGTAGTGAAGTTATTTTTTTATCTGATGACGATTATAATGTCATTTCTGATAAACAAACATCTATTAAATGAAACGCTTTTTGGAATCAAATATTTGATACCAAAAGTTGTAACAGCTTTATGGATTTACATTGAAATAAAATCGATTGATGAATCTTCAATAAAGTTAGGAAACAAATCATTCTGGGTCTTATTGAAAGAAATGATTGATAAACTTAAAGGTATAAAATCAGATTTAAACGAACTGATTGAAGATAAAAAAGACAAAAAGGATTAATATTAAAACCACCATGAATTGGTGGTTTTTTATTTTGTTATAATTTGAGACACTCAATTAATCAAAATGGTAAAATACCTATTCTATCATTGACGGTTACATTAATATCCCAAAAGTCAAAATCCATTCTATGTTCACTATGTATTGTTTTGTAAATAGTTTCAGCTTTAGAATCACAAGTTACAAAGCAGTTGATACTTTCTTCAATTGATGCTTGAGCAAACAGTTTTGTATCATTTGGTATAATACTTCTTAATTCAGTGCTGATAGTACCATTTCTTTTGTGTCTAAATACAATTTCAGCAAAACCTCCAGCAAGATGTGCGTGAGTTAAATTGAAGTTTATTATCTGCAAATTTCTTATTGGAATGTCCTCAAAATCTCCTCTTACACAATACTCAGCAACAGAAATTGTAGATATCTTCATTATTATTTTTTCTCTCAAAAAATATTGAAAATAGTCCAATGCATTTTGATGTAAATCGCTGGTGTCATCTAAAAGTTTAATTAAAAAACAAGTATCAATTAGTACAGCTTTAAGCATCATAGCCTCCTCTCATTTCATCAAGCCATTTATCACTATCAAAGCCCTGCCATTTTGGTGTCGCATTTTTTATACAGGATTTGAGATAGTCTTCATCATAATTTGAATCATATTGTACTAGTTCCAAAAACACGATTGATGATTTGTCTATTTCACCTGTACTTGCATGCTGTTTTGTCTTAATTCTTGCACCGAAATTTCGATAAAGAGGATTACCATCTAATTCTTTAATTACATCTTTAGATACTTGTATAGTTAGTGCGCCATATTCTAATGTATCCAAATGCAAATTTGGTTTAGTTTTACCACCAGCATCTGTAAGTTCTCCATATACATATAGTTCGGTCTCTACAAAATAATCCTTTGTTATAACAAATTTGGTTTGAGGGTTTATTTCTAATATTACAGAATCAGATTCCGAAGAACTTATTTCAAATGTATAATTTTTTTGATATGCTACTTTTTGTATTACCTCTATAGCCTTCGCAGTTTGTGGTTCTAAATGCTCGGTGGATTGTGCTTCTTGTACGCTAGCAAAGATTGCAGTAGATGATATAACTGCCTGTATAGTAGTTTTAAATTTATTCAATACAGAACCTTCACCCAATTCATATGTTATGAGGGGGCGGTTTTTTTGATTAGGGTACAATATATCTTCAATGTTAGCCAATAGACTAACAATTTCTTTTATATCATAGTTAGACGGAGATAATTTATTCCCTTTCGTCTCACCTAATACACGTATAACTAGTGTACCTGTATTTTCCATTTACTAGCAATTATACAACAAAATTTTGTTTTGAAGTAAAAATGGAATTACTTTTTTAAAAACTCTTATTTCGAAGTCTATTTTTTTGTGCTTTACAAACAACCGTAACAATAGTATTATTCTATTATAAAGACAATAATATGAATGAAGGAATAGAAAAGAGGTTAGCTGGCAGACCTTTTAAAATGCAAGAATGGGTCGCTGAATTAGTGAATATTTTGAATGAAGAAGACATACTTTTTTTATCAGATAAAGACCTTGTATTTCTAGTAAATCGAAGACTTCCAGAAGAAAATCAAATATCAACATCAACTTTTGAAAAATGGAAGTCTGGGAAATATGCCCCAAATGAGGAAGTCGGAAAAGAATTTGTGGCGTGTATAAATCTAGCATTAATAAGACAGAAGCAATTGCTATCAAAAAAGATGATGGAAGATAACAATGGCCAGTGGACAAGGTACGCTTGGATTATGGAACGTAAGTTCACGGAATGGAATCTTAAACACATCTCTGAAAACATCAATAGAAACGAACAATCTACGGTAATTAATATTCAGGCTGGTACTGAAGAGCAAAGAAAACTAATTGATAATCTTATTAATGCTGATTTCGAAGAAGTAAAACCAATTCAATTACCAAAACCAAAAGAAGTTAAATCATTAACCGATAACGAAAAAGAAGATGAATTGCCGTTTTAATGATTACACCAACAACTGCTTTTACAAAAATAGCAGCACTTCAAAAACCAATCCGTTGCATTCAAGGTGGAACGTCAGCAGGTAAAACATATTCAATATTACATTACTTAATTCTTTATGCACTTAAACGTGATGTATTGATAAGTGTTGTTGCAGAATCGATTCCAGTTCTTAAACGTGGGGCTTACAAAGACTTTCAAGATATTATTACTAAAATGGGTCTGTATGATGAAAAGTTTCACAATAAAACAGATAGAACCTATCAACTAAATGACTCAACATTTGAATTCTTTTCTGCTGATGATTCAACAAAATTACGTGGTTCACGTCGTGATATTCTATTTATAAATGAAGCGAATAATATTTCATTTGAAGCATTTCAGGAATTAAATATTAGAACCAAAAAATTCACATTTCTCGACTACAATCCAACCGCACCATTTTACGCACACACTGATTTAATTGGTCAAGATAATGTCGATTTTTTAATTGTAACCTACAAAGACAATGAATTTTTAGATATTAAAATTGTAACAGAAATTGAAACTTGGAAAGAGAAAGCATCTACTTCTGAATATTTTGCAAACCGTTGGAAAGTAATGGGATTAGGTCAGCTTGGTATCCAATCTGGTGCAATCATTACTGATTGGACAGAAATTGATTCAGTTCCTTTAAATGCTGAATTACTTGGTTCAGGGCTTGATTTTGGTTTTACAAATGACCCAACAGCGTTGGTTAGCGTTTATCGCTATAATGGAGAAATAATAATTGATGAAGTCGTTTATCAAAAAGGATTATTAAACAGTCAGTTGGCTTCTCTCATCAAGTCAAGTGAAGCAAAGAATACAGTAATCTATGCGGATTCGGCCGAACCAAAATCAATTGCTGAATTGAAGTATTACGGTTTAAAGGTTCTACCAGTCATGAAAGGAAAAGACTCAATCAATTACGGTCTGCAACTTATTCAAGAACAAAATTTACGAGTTACTTCCAGAAGCCTAAACTTAATTAAGGAGTTTCAAAATTATACTTGGATGAAGGACAAAGAAGGAAATTCAACATCTGTTCCAATTGATACTTATAACCACATAATAGATGCATTAAGATATTTCTTCTTAATGAAGTTTAGCAAAAAAAGCACACACTTTAATTTGAAATATTCGAAATGGAAAAGATAATCAATTATAAAATTAAGGACTTCTTTCAACTTCAGGATGAAAGTCTTGTCTATGACTATTTGATGATTTTAGATTTATTAAATCCATTAAAGGAAATCAAAAACCCTAACTATAAATGGTATAAAAAGACATCTGAAAAAAACTCTAAGACTATTAAAATAATTGCTGTTCGAGAAATGTCTTTTGAAGACGTTACAAACATCAGAGAAAACTTTAATCAACCATCGATATTTACCATGATTGATTCAGTTAAAATAATTACTGGGTTAAAAGATAAAGACATATTGAACTTTACAATCACACAATTCTATGGTATTATTTCCTATATGAAAAGTGAGTTAATCGAGATAAATAATATGGAAACTAACGAACTATTTGATGATTCATTTGATGTAATTGTTGAAGCTGTTAATGCTAAGCAAAGGATGGGAAAGTTCGGGGTTTTAAACGTTCTGGATTCACTAGCAAATGGAAATCTTCTTCAATGGGAAGCAATAGAAAAATTACCATATATGACTGTTTTTACAAAGTTACGTATGGATAACGAAAAAAATAAGATTCAGTCTGAAATTGCTGAATTGCAAAAGAATAAACAAGCTAAAAATTAATGTATGACATTTTAAAAAACATTGCTAGTGATAATGATTGGGTCTTTGAATACGCACCTTCTGATTATCAAAACTTATATAATAAAGCTACTACCGAAAAAGTTCATTTGTTTATCGACCCCATTACAATTGAAAGTAGATTTTCCGATTCTGGAAATGAAACGCAGACCTTCTCAGGATATTTTATGTTACTCTTTTCATCTGATGTTGATGAAGAGTACACAACCAAATATGAAACTTATATAAAGCCTTTAATTACTACAAGCACACAAGCAATCAAAGATTCTTTATTGTGTTCTGATTTGCAAATAAACAAGTTCCAATCGACTGAGGTAATCAACAGATTTGATTTTAACCTTGACGGTATTCTGGTCAATTATAACATCACATTAATTGATTAAGAATGAATATCGAAGATGAAAATCAACGTATTTTGATTGAAGAGATGGAAGCGATTAAAGCCGATATACTGGCAGTTTATAACGCTTCAGGCAAAAGAACTTCAGGTGAGTTTGAAAACGGCTTAGAACTAAAGTACGAACCAAATAAAGCAACTCTTTTTGGTTATGAATATTTAGCTGGCCGTAGAGCTGGGAAGATGCCGCCAATTGAAGCGATTGAAAAATGGCTAGAGCAAAAAGGGATTAAGCCAATTGAATCTACCATGAAGATTTCAACACTTGCTTATTTGATTGCTCGAAAAATTGCTAAAGAAGGAACACGGAAAGAATCGCAACTACAGATTTATAAGCAGGTTATTACACCGCAGAGAATACAAGACATAATGACAAAAATTTCTCAAATAAATGTTCAATTATTTGTTTGGGAGCTTAACCAGATGTTAGGCAGTTTAGAAGAAAACCAATGATAAATTTTACAAAACAACCGTTAACAATAAATCCAGCCTACAATGATTCAATTATAGAATATTCCTCAACACTTACGGGCGTAACATATTCAAATATTTATGTTGGAACTAACGTATTTAAAACTTATCCAATCGGTGGTATATTCACATATAACTTAAAACCAATCGTATCTGTTCTTATAAATGAAAATCAATTTAAAGATTCAATATTACCTGACTTTACAGCGGCTTATGTATATGAAGACAATACGCTAAACTACAATTTGCAACCAGTTATTCGTGTGTACAATAATAGCACATACGAAGAAACTATTCCAAGCTGGCAGTTTATTAAGTCGGTTGAACAATTAATTGGATATCGTGAAAAATCTGAGGTAGAAAAATCGATTAGAGTCCTATTGCCAACGAATAATAAAACGGATTATTTTCTGCCGTACTTCGAAGGATATCCGACAGATTTTGCCATTTACGGCATTCCAGAAGGTGCAACATATTATTTTAGAAATATTACAACAATCAGTCAATCACCAACTTTTACAGGCGAAACATTCGGAACTCAGCGAGTTTATTTATCGGATGGTGGAAAGAATGAATATGCTTCAAATTTTCTGGGATTGTCTACTACAGAAAACCTTGTTGAATTGTGGGTGAATGGAAGTTTTAATTCAAACATCACCATTAAAAGAAATAATTCACGAAGCGGTGTTTACCTAAAATGGTTTAATAATTCGGGTTCATATAGCTATTGGTTGTTTGACCCAGTTTATACTGAAACAATCCAAACAAAGACACTTGATGATTTAAATGGTGGATGGGATAATTTGCAGAATGTGAGCGCAACAAGTCGCATTGCTGGAAAATCTGCAAGCAAGACCCTTAAAGTTTCAACTCGATACACTTCACAAGAGAAAGAATATATCACTTCAATCTTAACCAGTCCTATGGTTGAAATGTATGTATCTGATAAACCATTTAATAAAACAGATATAAACAAATTTATTGGGGTTACTATCAATGATGGTTCAACAACAAATACTAATAAATCCACAAATAATAAAATGGATTTGACAATAACATTACCAGCTATTTATACCCAAACATTATAATGTCATTAATTGAAAGAGAAAGACTTTTTATAAACGAAGTTGAAATTGAGCTTGCAACTGATGAAAGTGCGTTTGCCCGAACACTTCAGGTAAATGATTTGGTTAACATTGAAAACCGTCAGACTAATTTCACAAAGAATATCAAAGTACCAAAAACACCAAAGAATATTCAAACTTTTGACTGGCTTGGTGTATCAGGGAATGTCTCACAGTTCCCTTATCAAAAGAACACTGCGAAGTATTTGATTGGCAATGAGTTTTTAATCTATGATGGTTGGGCATTAGTTAACCAAACCGATGGTTTCTATAACATCAGTATCTATGACGGGGCAATTGATTTGTATAAGGCGATTGAAAATATAACTCTTGCTAATTTATCAATTGATGAAATTGACCACACTAAAAATATTGAAAATGTTATTGCATCATTTGGTGATGATTTGCAGTACAAATATATCGTAGCAGATTATAATGGACAATCACAATATTCATCAAATGGTGGTACGATGAACGATACAGTAAACATCGATTATTTAGTTCCGTCAACCAAGATTGGGTATCTGTTGGATAAAACATTTGAATATGCAAATGCGACTTATGACGGTAGCATATTTGATACAGATGATTTTAAAAACACATACATTTCTTATCTAAGAAAAAATGATGGAACTGAGGTAAATCAAGTAATTTACAATGGTTCGGGTGAACACTATTCTTATGGTGGTGCTATACAGCCAAATATTGTAAGTGTTAAACATAACGTAACAAGCGGTGTTACAGGTGGCGGTTCATTCGATGCTGATACAATCGGATTCACAGTTGATTCTTCAGGTATTTATGAAGTATCATATTTCTGGTCAATCTTTGCAGACGTTGATTCAGGCAGTTATTTCTATCAAAATCAAAGACTACTTCCAAAAGTGTTAGTCAATGACACATTCTATTATCCACTTTCTTTTAGTGATAGTGAGACAAGCGGAAGTACGCAAGTTCCAATGAATGCTGGTGATACGTTAAAAATAGTTGCCACGACTACACTTGGAAATATTGTATATCCTCTACGGTTCGGAATTAGTGACTGGCTGATACCAATACCATTGTGGTTTCACCTTCAATACAAGTTTGTATCAACAAGTTCTGAAACTTCCAGAAAGGCATTAGGTGAATTCAAAGTAAAAGAGTTTCTAAATGAAATACTTTGGAAGTATGGATTGACTATGTATAAAGATAAGTATAGAAATCATTACACATTCAAAAACTTATCCGAGATAATAAACGAAAACAATACTATTGATTGGTCAGATAAATTCCAATCCGTAAGTAGTGAATCATATTTATACGGCACTTATGCGCAGTCGAATCAATTAGCACTTAAATATAATTCGGATAATGTTAACTATGATGACGGTTATATCACGGTGAATAATAAAAATTTAAATGATTCGAAAGTAGTTATTCAATCCAAGGTTTATGCTAAAGAAGAAGACAAAACTTCTAATCTGGGATACGAGTCAAATTTATACAAGTATTGGGATAAGGAGATTAACGATGAAGGTGAAGTAAATTATAAATCTTTATCGAGTAGGTTTTATTGGATGACATACACTAATAAAAATTATCCTGCTGGAAAATGGTTTGGTTCACAGTCACAAGCAACAAGAGCAAAAGCTTATGTAGTTCCAGAAGAATCAACTACTAATCAATCATTTAATTACACTGTAAGCAAATACTATAGTGAGTTCAATAAAATTCTGGACAATGCTAAGATTGTTACAGCTAATGTATGGCTGACTTACCTTGATGTGATTGATTTTGATTTTAGCAAATTGTATTTCATAAAACAGTTAGGTGCATATTTCTTAGTAAATAAAATCATCAACTTTCAACTAAATAAAAGTACAAGCGTCGAATTAATTCAAATTGATAATCCACTAAGTAGTACAGGAGTTCAACCACCTGCACCATTAAATGCAACAGCAGTAACGCCTTATCAAGATAGTAGTGGCTTTTACTTAACATATGAAATACTGATAGAAGACGGATATACCCAACTTGAATTGGAAGCAACCTTTATGCGAATCAATGGTACTATGACAACCATTGAGAATATTACCAATGTCGGAAACCTGTACAAATTTAGAACTGGTAGAGTTGCAACAACTGCTACTGGTGGAGGGATTTTATTAGATGCAACAAGATTTAATTTCTTCAATGTCTATAATAAGATAATGTCAAGCGGTGCTGTACTTTATTTTTCACCAAGTCAGGTCAGCTCAAACGCACCAAAAGAAATACTTCTTGAATCAATCTACGAGTAAGGAACACAAACAATAACATAAAAAGATAATACTATGAATTAGAATGGCAAACCAAGTAGAGGTTCTACAATTGGATATCAATACATCAGCACTGATTGCTAAAATGACAGCAACACGTGCTGAGATTGATAAAATTAAACAATCCCAAAAAGAATTAACCGCAACAAATCAGCAGTCAACTGACGCATTCACAAAGAATGAAGTTGAACTTAAAAGACTGCAAACTCTGTACGGACAACAAAAGAATGTTGTCACGCAATTAACCACTTCAACAAACGCATTTGCAAATGGCACTGAGGCTTTAACTGAAGCTATTGATAAAGAAATTGTATCCATCGATGCCGCAACTGAAAACAATAAACAGTTAAAGGCAATCAGAAATCAGTTGAACACTTCCACTGAAGAAGGTGCTGAAGCATTGGCGGCCTTAAACAAAAAGATTGATGAAAACACTGCATACATAAAATCAAATGTCAGTGCGGCCGAGCAACAAAAAATGGCGATTGGTGACTATAAAAACCAAATCAAAGAAGCTTTTGCTGAACTTAATATATTCAATGGTGGTCTAGGTGGTTTCATGGAGAAATCCAAAGAAGCAGGTGGTGTTGCTCCAATGCTTAAAGGTGCGTTCGGAACAATCACAACAGCAATTGGTGGAATGATTAAAGCATCATTAGCTTTTATTGCAACCCCATTAGGTGCGGCCATTGCGGCAATAGCAATTGTAGTTGGGTTAGTTGTTGGAGCATTTAAGTTTATGACTGGTGCAATGAATTCAACAGAAGAAGGTTCACAAAAATTAGCTAGAGTTACCGCAACTGTTTCAGGTGTATTCAAAGCACTTTATAAGTTAGTGAAACCATTAGGTGAGTTTATGGGTAACGCTTTCATTGCATACTTTGATGCGGCCGTTAAGATAATTGAGAAAACGGCCAAAGGTGTTTCAACCGCTTTAAAGTTTTTAGGGTTTAAAGATGCGGCCGCTAGTGTTGATGGCTTTACCAACTCAGTTAAACAAGGAGCAAAAGCAGCGGCCGATTTATCAATTGCCACATCTAAACTACAAGTAGAAGAACGTAAGGCACAAAAGATTCAATTAGATTACCAGAAGCAGGCAGAGAAATTAAGACAGCTTAGGGATGATGAAAGCAAATCAATTCCAGAAAGAATGAAAGCGAACGAAGCTTTGGCGACAACTTTAAAAAAACAAAGTGCTGAGGAAATGAAGATTGCTAATCTAAGATTGAAAGTGGCTGACTTAACAATTGCATCTGAAGGTAAAACAACTGAAGCATTAAATCTTAGAGCTGAAGCATTAACTGGTATATCAGATATTCAAGAACGTATCACAGGCCAAGAATCTGAACAGTTGGCCAACTTGAATTCACTTAGAAAAGAAGCGGCCGATAAAGCAAAAGAGAATGCTGATAAAGCAACAGCGGCTAGACAAGCGGCATCTGATAAAGTAATTCAAAAGAACCAAGAAGAACTTGAACTTTATATTGCTTCAGAAGGGGAGAGAAAGAAAACAATGTCAGAACAATTGGCATATGAAACAACCTTAAAAGATAAAAGACTTGCAAATCTTGAAGCAGAATATAAAGCTGGAAAAATTTCAAAAACGAAATATGAAACCGATAAGTTAAATATCACAAATGAATTTGCGAAGATGCAAGTTGATATAGCAATCGCTAATGCTGATAAGGAACTTGAAATATTTCTTGCCACTAATCAAACCAAACTAGATGCTAGTAAGTTCCTGAACGATACATTATATCAACAGGAACTTGACCGTTTAAATAAGATTAGCGAAGCAGAAGCATCAGCACAAACAGTTCGTTTGCAGAATGGTGTTATCAATGCAGAAGAATATGCACTTGCCATTAAAGCAATTGATGATAAATATGCGGCCGATAAGAAAGCTGTTGAACTTCAAAAAGAAGAAGAGGATAAAGCAAAGAAAGAACTTGATTTACAGAATAAGATTATAGCTGATGGTGAAGCATTCGCATTTGATTTAGAACTTCAAACACAACAGGAACAAATTCGTTATGAAGCAGAGCTTGCATCAGCCGAAAAAACTGGTGCTGACACTGATTTAATTAAACAGAAGCATGCTACAATTCAAAAAGGAATTGAAAGAAGTGTTCAAGAAAATAAACTTCAATTAGCATCAGATACACTTGGAAATCTTGCAACAATCTTAGGTAAGGAATCTAAAGCTGGTAAAGCAATGGCAGTTGCACAAGCAACAATGGACACCTATAAAGCGGCAACCAGTGCATATTCTGCAATGTCTGGTATTCCAATTGTAGGTCCTGTATTGGGAGCAATTGCGGCTGGTGCGGCCGTTGCGGCAGGTATCGCAAACGTGAAAAAGATTACATCAACAAAAGAAGCAAGTGTTCCAACACGTGCTGAAGGTGGAGCAATACCAACACTAAGAAACGGTTTAATCAATAACGGTTCAAACGTAGTTCCTTTATCAAATGGTGATGATACACTTGCTTATGTTAAACAAGGTGAGGTTATTTTAAACCAAGAACAACAAGCACGAGCAGGTGGTCACAGGTTCTTTCAATCAATCGGAGTGCCAGGATTTGCAAACGGTGGTTACGTTGGTTCGCCAAGCTATTCACAAGCCAATGCAAGTTATTCAATCGACTACGAAAAGCTAGCCAATTCAATAGCAAAAGCCAATTCAACATTGCCAGCACCAGTTGTGAATGTAACTGATATAACATCGCAACAGAATAGGGTTCAGGTAATAGAAAACTACGCTAACCTTCAATAATAAAACAACCTTCAGTACCTAAAAAATATTGAAGGTTTTTTAGTTTTAATCTGTCCTTTTTGATTTTCTAAGGTATTTATATGTAAACAAATATATGAACCACGAAAAACAAATTATTAACAAAAAGTATTATCAAGACTTATCAAAATTTGATATTCTCACCAATCATGAAATAAAAGATTTATACATCTTAATTAATCAAAATGATAAAACAGCATTCAATAAAATAATTACATCCAATCTAAAATTGGTTGTCCATTTTGCAAAACAATATAAATCAATTCTACAAAAATCCGATGCAATTGAATTAGATGATTTAATAAGCGAGGGAAACATTGGTTTAATGGAAGCAGCCAGAAGATATAACTCCGATTTTAATGTAAAGTTTTCATACTATGCAAGTTTCTGGATTAAGAGAGCAATAACCGAGTTTATCATAAAAGCTGGTAGTACAATTAGAAGTCCACATAATAAAATAATGTCTGATAATAAAATAGCAAAGGCTGTAAATGAATTATATCAAAAGAACCAATACGAAGTGTTCGAAAATGATATTGAAGCCTTAAATCAATTCTCTACATCTGAAATTAATCATTACTTTTTTTCAAAACCAAACACAGTTAGAATTGAAGATGAAACCAATATAAATTGTCCATTTGATATTGAAGAATCAGATATTGATGAAAAGAAAAACAAACTGAAGCATTATATGGAATATTTGAATCCACAAGAAAGAAAGGTCATTAGAATGCTTTATAACTATGGGAGTGAACAAGATGAATCTATGACCACTCAGCAAGTAAGTGAAGAACTTAATCTAACCAGACAAAGGATAAACGAAATAAAATTAAATGCTTTAAAAAAACTAAAAGAAAAAACAACATCAACTAAAAAGATGAACAGATACGAATTATTAAAAAAAAACGAAACAATGACATTTCAATTCGTAAAGAATGGAATCTTGTCTTCAATGATATTAAGAGATATTGAAATATACGAAGCCTACAATGCAATTGATGATGATATAACCAAAGAATTAAGATACATTATACTTGGCGAAAAATACGAATTGTCAGTTAAGAGAATTGAACAAATCATATACAATATGAACAATAATATTAAATAGGTTAAATATTCTCATACGGTGTAATGATAGCTTTATACAATCCTATAGTGGGATTCTTTCCATAAATTATTAATGCATCATACTCAATGTCCAATTGGTGCTTTTTTAATTGAAATGAAATTGGAAATATACCTGTATCAATATTGGCACTTACTATTATTTCAACTTCTCGTTTCGAAGAATCAAAAGTTATCAAAGCTTCGCAGTCAATATAGGTTTCGTGTTGCTTTGTTTTAATATCGAAATTACAAGTGAAATTCTGAGTTAAATCATTTGTTTTAATGAACTCCTTTAGAAAATCCAGATTTCTTATTAACCGATTGCCAAACATACCACTGTGATTTGAATAGTATGATAAATTTACAAATTACTTTTATAAGTCTTTTCTTAAATTTAATAATATTATTACGGCATATACAAAAAGCGGTTCATGATGTTAGTTGAAAGTAGTTCAAAAGTATAGAAATGCGTGCATAAAAGTCGATTCCAGCCAGATTTCACATTTAGAGATAAAAAAACCACCTTTAAGGTGGTTAATTTCTTACTGTAGCTTAGTACCGAAAAGCTTTTTGATTCGCTTCATATTTTTTTCACGAAGTTCAGCGTGCAAGTTCTCTTTATCAAAATATTCATCAGCCATTTGAACAATTTCATCAAGTGTTACACCTGATGCAGCAGCTAATTTTCGTGCTTCTTTTGCTCGGTCTTCATCCATTTTGTGGCCACCAAATATTTTGTCAGCAGTTCCAAACCAGCCACCAATTCTTCTATTTATTTCTTCTAATGCTTCACTGTGCGTCATATCCTGTTTTATTAGTTAGTGTATAAATATAGTAATTTGTTTACAAATAAAATTGTATTCAAATTAGACCCTATTCAATGAATACACTATCAGGCTAATAGATTCACTGATTAATTATTTTTAATTGTATTCAAAAATAAGTATACTTTAATTTGGATACAAATAATATTTAATCGTATCTTTGAATAGTTCAAAAAAGGAACACAAGTTAATTGACATATTGAGATTACCACCAAATAAAAAAGCGGTACTACTAATACCGCTTAATTTATTAGCACCAAATTCTTTCGAATCTAATACATATAACTATGGCAAATTTAAATAAAAGATTTGAGAATATCGAAGAATTGGTTCAACGTGAATTCGACGTTGATGAAACTCTAAAACTGCTTCAACTAAACCAGAATGTTTTTTGGAGTTGGGGCGTTGAGAAAGTACTTAGAGTTAAGAACAAAGGTTTGTTCTTATTGGTTAACGGACATCATCATAAAGGATGGGTCTTTATCGTGTTAGCTTGGAATGATACATACAGTTATTATCTTATAGAAGATGTTAAGAGTATCAAGAAAGAAGTTACCGATGTTTATTTTGATGAACTTCAGAATAGATTGGATAAGGACATTGAATACATTGAAGATTATAAATAATATATAACCTGAAAGAATTGGGTGCTGAGGTGGTTTTCTTAATATACTAAACAAATGCACTATGAAAAAAGCACGATATGTCAGGGTTTCCAGCGGTACACAAAATACCATCAGGCAAACGATTAAACAACACCCAGATGAGCAGGTCTTTATTGATGTTATAAGCGGTGCTGTTGCATTCAATGACCGACCGCAAGCACAACTATTGATTGAAGCAATTGAAGCTGGTACGGTCGATTATTTGACTGTAGAGTCTATAGACAGAATTGGTCGTGATGCGTTCAATATCCAGAGCACAATTCAATACCTCAATTCTAAAAGTGTTAATCTAAAAGTGGAAAATTTAGGAATAGAATCGTTTGCTAATAATAAACCGAATCCAATTTTCAAGATGATAGCAGATGTGTTGGCCAACGTGGCCGAACTCACCAGAAACAACATTAGGGAATCCCAAGCACAAGGTATAGCGGTGGCAGTTGCGCAAGGAAAATTTCGTGGCAGGGTTAAAGGAACGACTACATCAGATAAGGACTTTCTGAAGAAGTATGATAACGTTGTGAAAGAATTAAAAGCTGGTGTTAATTCTTTGCGAAAGATTGCTAAACTAACGGATACGTCTTTATCAACGGTAACAAGGGTTAAAACTATTTTAGATAAAAATGAAAAAGGTATCAATTAAGATACCTTTCTCTATTAATCTATAGCAAAACTAATATCATTGACATATTGCTGAAAACCTCCATTACGAGCTTTTAAACCATTGTAGGCCATTTTATTCGTGAATGTATAATCTTCATAAGCCTTACTATTAATGTACTTCTTAACATTTGTTAGAATATCTTGGTACATATCATTCACTATATTTTCACAATGTTCTTGCGTCAAACTTTCGTCTCGATTCGGAATGTAGGTAATAAGAAGTACAGCTAAACCATCTTCAACTCTTTGTTTGACCACTTCTTTATCCGTGGCAAATGTAACGGTAAATTTTTTATCGTTTATTGTTATATTTTCTTCTTGCAT